ATGGTTTTGGACAGTTCCTCACCCAGGTCGCCGCCAATCTGACGGAGTTCGGCCTTGTCCTCGCTGGACATGACCTGTAACCGCAGGACTTTGAAACTTTCCTCGGTCGTTGAACTGACCTCCGGCTCAGGGGCCATTTCCTTCGCTTCTTCCGCGGCTTGGCGCGAGTCGTATTCCTTGGTGTAAACCATTGTCACCTGGGGATCTTCCTTGATATCGCCCGCGTCAAGATGGTTGCAGGGAATCATCCACGGACACATGCGCCGCTTCAGTTCGGTGTTGATACACACAATCCCGTTTCTCGGGCTGTATAAGTATTTTGCTTGTTCGGGGTGTGGAATAGCCATAGTCCTGTTATCTCCGGTTGGTTAAAAAGTGTGGGGCCAAACCTGACCCCACACTGATCTATCACCGCTTACCGTACACAATGCCCATGCCTTCAGGTTTTACAACCTTGTAGCCATAGACTTTCAGACCGCGGTAAAGCGTTCCGAAAGTGGACTCAGCACGGAGATTTTCGTTCTTCACAAACTGGCCGGCAAATGTCAGCGCAGAAATGTGACCGAACGGAATGTTCCAGTGAAGAGTTGTGTCCGTAACGGTTTCAAGCAGGTTGGACATGTAGATCGTGAAACGATCGATCATACCAACTCTGCCGTTACGCATGATGGAAGTACCGTCACCCGCGAGAGACGCATCCTTCAAATCGGACTTTTTGATCATACCGCACACCCATGGGGGCAATATGATCCAGCGATCCGATTCGGGAACATCCTGCTCGTCAAGCACAGAACCACAATCCACCAGAAGATCAAGAACAGTGGACTTTGTGATCTGCAAGCCAGTACCGGTAGTACCCAGGTTGAAGCCAGCGGAGCGAACTCCTGCGGTTGCACCTTGGTTACTTGCCGAAGCCTGACCATTGAGTGCGGCCAAGATATCCGTATCAACTACGATCTTGACCTGTTCGGAAGCATCCTTTGTCCAATCATCAACGAAGCTGTAATCAGCCTGATGATAATCAACATCGTCTGCCACGAAGTTCCAATACTTGCCTTGGTCGATCAGCAACGACTGCACGTTGGGGGTAGGACGCTCAACGGTGAGAGTCTGGCCTTTAACGTAGTTGCGGATCGTGATGTCCGGAGTGGTGCGAATCTCAACTTGGTCACCCATGTCTTTGATGTCGCCCTCATACTCCGTGTTGGAAATGGACGGAATAACACTGGCTTCGTAGAACTTAACCAGCAATTTTCCCGACCAGATTGTGGGTGAAATAATCCCCGATAATTGGGGTACACCCGTTGCTACTGGAAAGGACATAAGTCATTTCTCCTTTTTTGCAAATGACATGATGCGCCTTTCCAGCCAGATTCAGGCGTTAGCCGGAGGGGTAACGTCAAATATGACCTTACCGGCTTCGGATGCTGCCCGAATCATGGCCTCAAGGCGCTCGTACTCTTTTTCCTTCCCGCGATACTTGCCTTGCGCCGCATCAGCGTAGAACTTGGCGATTTCTGATTCCTTGATGGACTCAACATCACCGGTGTCTACGGGTGGCGGCGTGCCGCCAGTCGGGGTCGGAGTTTCCTGAGATTGCAAACGTGTCTGTTCGCCCTGACCATATTTTTCCTTGAAGATACTGATTTGGGCAATGATGGGCTGCGGATTCAGATCTCTTTGCGCCTTCTCGATAATAGCCTGACGCTCAACACCCAATTCCGGTATGACTTCTGCAAGGAAGCTCTTAAAAACATCCAGACCATTGATCGTTTCCCAGTCAGAATGAGCCTCGGATATGGCGGTGAAAAAGGCCTCACCTTTACCCTTGTTCGATTCTGCTGTGAATGATTCAACTTTCTGAACCACTGGTTTCACTGCGTTAGCTGCCGCCTTCGCTGCTACATCATTGATCCATTGGGGCAGATCATCGCCGTACAGTTCCTTGATATTTTCCGGCACTTCAAAGGTGCTTGGAGCGCCTTCGCCTTCACCGGTCGTTGTCGCTGGAGCTGCTGGTGGTGTTCCACCGGCCTCAAGTCTTTCCAGTCTTTCCTTGAGAATCCGTATTTCCTCATGCAAGTTCGGAACCTCCGAAGTGTATTTACCATTCAATACATTAAACTTGTGAATGGCTTTTTCGGCCTCGGCTTTCCAATCTATTTTGCCTACCGGTTCCGGTGTTCCCGTTTCGGGAGTCGCAACCGGTGGAGTTTCAGGTGTCGCTGGCGGTGTTCCCTCGCTACCGGCCTCGGCAGTTGGGGAGCCTTCCGTTGACTTCTGTCCGTCCTTCAATGCCTGGAGTTCGGCATCTGCCGCTTCTCCAGCTTCTCGTACTTTCTTTGGTAGTCCTGACATATCTCAATCTCCTGTTTGGGAGTCGCTTGCGCGGTATTCCCTGTCATTTGCGGAGTCGGCCTTACCGGTTTTCCGCTGGATTTCCTTCGGCCTGGGTGTTGGATCCTGTTACCGAGTCATGCGCTATGGTGTTCGGTTGTTCGGATTCAGCCCTGGTCTTGGGGCTTTTCTGATGAACTCAGAAAGCGTTTGAGCCTCTTACTACGGCTCTTGAGGCAATACGATTTGTCACGGATTCCCGCGCTTCGTCGATTCTTGCCCTTAATTCATAAAAAATCTGTGATCTGCCTTGCGCTGTTTCTTGTTTTTCTGAATAGCGCAGTTGCTTTATTTCCTCGTCTTCCCACTGTTTCAGGTAAGCCATGAATATTTCAAAATCCGGATGGTTGGCGAGGTTGGCCATGGCCTTCAATTCACGGTCGTTGGCTCTCATTGGTTTGCCCATCCCGCCCATTTATCACCCCGCCCTGCCCGTTTATCAGCGTGCATCCTGTCGGCACACTGGTCGCATTGCAGGGCAAGCTTGTCGGCAAGATCCTCTGCATCTTCCCAGGACAGGCCTTTCTCGATAAGGAACTTGAAGGCACGGCCTTTGCCGGAATCATCCAGCGACATGAAGCCAGCAACCTCGTAGCACTTTTCCTGGGCCTCGCGTAATTCAATCGCTTCCCGCACCGTTTCAACACCGATGCTGGCGCAGTGAAAGTTTTTCAACATGTCCTTGCGGCTGTGGCCAAGGCGGGCATGAATCCGGTTCCTCGCCATTTCTTCAAACTCGCCGGTTGTCCAGCCAATGATCTGTATATTACTCATCCGGCCATTCCTTCAATCGCCTCGGCAGGTCGTTCCTCGCCACCGGAAGCCGCGTTCTGCGGCTGGTTCTGCCCAGGCGGTGGCAGTTGTTGTGCCATTGCCTTTAACAGCATTTCATCGTTTGATGGCAGCACCTTGTCAACATCGATAGCATCGATGCCGCGCAAAGCCCCGCGCAGTAATTCCAGCCTGCCCTCCGGCCCCATGATCTGGAAATCGACCGGATTCATGGTGTTCTGTAGCGTTTCATTGATCCGTAGCTGTTGCGACTCGCGGTGCAGTAGAGCCTGAGAAGCCTTGGCAACCACCTTCACATCACCCTTATGCTCCATGTCCTCGTCATACAAAAGTAGGTGTCTGTGCGTCAAGACGGTGCAATTTATGACCACCGCATCGAGGTTCGCGATAACACCCTTCATTAACCGGCTGCTGCTGTTCATCAGCATTGACAGTCCCGAGGCTGTCCGGCCAGCACCGCCCATGCCGCCACCTTCGCCGGTCATGTAGCGCGGGATACCGGTGTATTCGTCGGCCAGGGTGGAAAAGAACTCGAAGACCTTCATCAGAACCTCGGCGTTGAGATTAGGCTGGAAGAAGTTCACGGCAGGCCCAGGTGTTCCGTACTTGTTGGAAACGGTCTGCCAGATCTTCCAGGGGTACATCTTCGTGATATTCTCGCCTTCCGGTAGCCGGTCTATGAAGACCTCGGCTTGCGGGCCTGACGCAATACCCATGTTGTTAGATAAAGCCCTGGCGCAGGAGTCGCACATGTCCTGTAAATCAGTCATTAACGGGGGTACGCCGCGTCCCCAGGGCGAGTTACGCACGCGCACATAGGAATCGGCATGATAATTTCTTTTACGCATTGGATCGTCGTTGAGCGTGGCCCTGATAATGTACTGGCCGATCAGCCAGACATTGGCATCGTAATACAGTTCATCATCAACCTGCTCCTTGGATCCCCACTCGCGCAACCACTTGCCGCGAACCTTGGTGTGGAACTCAAGCACATCGATCATGTTGCCAGAGTCATAGATCTGGTCGTAAGGCCGACCCTCAAGGCGCGAGCGTTCAAAGTCATACCAGAGCCAGTCAACAAGGCCATGGTCGGCAAACTGATCAATCGCCTTGCGGATCTCCACATCGTTATACCCAGGTGCGCCCAGGAAACCGGAGATCACATCGGGTTCCATCCTGTGGCGCTCAATGAGCGTACCTTCCTGAAAGTGGCGTGCTTCCGGTGTCAGGTAGATGTCAAACGGTGAAACCGCGTAATACATTCTGGTCAACCGCTTGTTCACGATCGCCCGCAAGCCGTTGGGCCGCATCGGGTCTGGATCCTTGGCCCACTGCAATTCAAGTTTGGAGCGGATCACCGGCCCGCGGATGATACCGGTCTTGTGGGTGGTGAAGTCTTCCAGGAAGTCACCCAACGCATCGTAAAAGTCACCCTGGACGTATTCGTCGTCGATCTTGTCCTCCATACGCTTCGACTGTTCCCTGGCCAGCCGTTTCGCATGTTTCATCATTTCGTCCTTATAGGCCTCGATCCGCTCCCGCAACTCCCTGGGATGCGGGATCGCGCCCATCATGATTTGTAGTTCCTGATAGGATTCATCACCAATAGCGTCAATGACACTCTGCGGGATCTCCGGTATCGGCGTTGGCTCACATGAGAAGGGCCGCTCACCGGATCCGAACAATATATCCCTGAGCCATGCGATTGCGGCGCGGCACTTGAGATCGGTTAGCATCATCTTGATCTCGGAACCGCCCATTTCCTTGATCGCGGCCAATTTCTGATCGTCGTACTTGCCCTCGCGCTGGCGAAGATCATTGATCATTTCGCGCTCGATAGGTTGCTTGGCATCCCTGGCCCGTTGCCACTCCCTACGGCAGTGTGTTGCCAGTTCCGAGGTAACGTGTTCGTTATTGTCTTGTTCCTCGTCGAGAGCGGCCTCTCTTTCGTCGGCGCTTATCTGGTCATTGGTCTTGACCTGCATAATGCCGTAACCTGATCCTACACCAGCCATATTATGTCCATCCACTTACGTTAATACCGCTAGAAACAATGGGTCTGGCCCTGTTCCTTCCAGCAGATAACATTCCGAATCTCGCGAGATCAGCAAGGTATTGCAGCCCGTCATGTGGGTGCGAATACCGGTTCTTTTTGGGCGTATCCTTGAAGCGCGTCTCTCCTGTAACTTGCAGTCGTTCAAACTGGTAACCACCAAGGAAGCCTTTACGCAGCACCTTGCACTTGGGACTGAGCAACAGCCCAGGTTTACCGTCTATCATCATGTTCATGAAGTATTCAACACCCTCAAGCCGCATATCGATCTTGTTGGTGGTTGCTGGCTCACCAGGGAAACCCTCGTCACTGAGAACGGTAAAACAGGTTTCCTCCGTCATTTGGCCACCCGCGTCACCGGACGGATCCCCGCGCACGAAGATAGCTTTTGCAAGCGGGTAATGCTGGTTCATGTAAGGCCTGACCACATTCCGCAGGAATTTCCGCAGGCCCATGCCGTTTCCGGTTGCATCGACAATGATTTCATCAATGATATTCAGACCACCAAACGGCGTGACCTGACCAACGATGCAGGCCGGAGTGCGGCCAAAGTCAAAACCAAGCAATATCGGTATGTCCTTGTACATGACCAGCGGCGCATCAGATACGTGGATCGCGTCATTGTAGGTCGGGTAACATGGCCGACCATCTGCCGAGGAACCGTAACGGCCCAGGACATACACCTTGATCCATTCAGGCTTTTTGCCTGGGATCTGGCGCTGATAATACTCGTAACCGAGTTCCAGATTGCCTACGTTTTCGGCATCCGGATTCGGCAGGTAAACCGTGCCGGTATCTGTCTCGACCTTTAACAGTGCCGGTGGCTGTTTGAACAGCGCATAATTTTCCGGACACATTTCCTCAAACAACTCATACCACCAGTGATCATCATCCGGTGGGTTGGTGTCCATGAACACGCAACTGAATACACAGCCCCCATCACGCTTGGAAGGATACCGGCCGACACGACCAGTCGCCATTTCGACCACGTTTAGCGGAACCTCTCGGGCCTCGTTGATAAACGCGCCGGTCAGTTCCAGTGATAGCAATTTCTTGATATCAGCCGGCTTGTCCAGCGATAGGAAGATTATCTCCATTTCAACGTCACCGAGCCGCGTGACGGATATGATCGGTGAATCAAACTTGATCGTTGAGAAAGATCCGAACCAATCCTCAAACGTCCGGATCGATGTTGTTTTCAGTTCAGGGTAGGTATTCCTGATACAGGCGAACCTCGATCTGCGGATCCCGTCACGTTGCGGTTGCTGTAGCATGGCGATCCGGTAGCACTCCATGAAACCACCAACAGACTTGCCGGATCCGATCGGCCCCATCAACCCACGCACGAACGCGTGCGAGGCATGGAATTTCGCTATGGTCGGCTCTGCCTGATAGTTGATATCGAGTTCACTCATTGACAACTTCTACCTCACCGTCGATCAGTGGTTTTTCCTTCGGCCCGAAATTGATCTTGATGTTCACCGGTTTGCTGTCGGTCGCGGCTTTCTGGAACATGCCGTAATAAGCGGCCATGTCATGCAGCGCATTGCCCGCGCCCCTGGAATCAAACTTCCACTCACCAGTTTCGTTGCCCTCTTTGTCAAGAACCGGATCAGCTTGCATACACCGGTCTATGATCTCCATCCACTTCATTACAACCCAGTCTGTGCCGACACCGGAATGATCAACCTTTTCACGTATTAGCGCCCTGACACGGATCCGCACATCTTCTCGCACCATCACGTACCTGAACGCCTGTTCAAGTTGCTGCTTGGTCTTGTTCTCCACTGGGTAACCAGCCGCTGCCAACGCCAGATGTGGATTGAAGCGTTGAGCATAGTCGATGCAAAAACTTTCGTATTTCGGTATCAGATGTTCACCAGTGACGGGATCAAGACAATCGATCGCCTTTTTAGCTTTTGATACATAAGCGTGGCGTAATGCTTGTTTTTTGACCATCAGTACGTCATGGTCACGTTGATGTCGGTTCCGGCTCCGACACTGGAAATCGAGGCGCGAAACTCTTCTTCCTGAGAGCCGACCTCACCGAACTGAACGCCTTCGTTGGTGAAGGTAAAGGCCGGTATCCATGACGTTCCGTCCTCTGCCAGGACTTGGATCTCGACCGTTGCCCCGTCAAAAGCACCCCAACACTTGAGCGTTGTCCGGTGGTCGTGAACCTTGATGGTATTGGTTCCGTTGCCGTTCGCGGTCTGGCCCTGGAACAACCATTCAAACTCCTTGCGCCTGTCTTCATATTTTTGAGTCACTGAATGTCTCCGTTAGGTTCGCGTGCCAAGTATGTCCCTGAAAATACCGCGATAAGGCCCATGGAACGCCCTGGTGAACATCGAGGACTGGTATTGTGCGCCGCCCAGGATTGTGTGGGAGCCTATCTGTTCACTTGTTGGTATTCCCGTTGGGCCGATGTTGTTGGTGCTGTCCACCACGTTGATATCACCGATTACCTCGGCTGTTGCGATGCCGCCAGCGCCGGTTATTTCCATGCCGATCAGCGCGGTTCCAAACGCCTCTGCACTCGCAACTCCATCCGGTACAAAGATATAACCGGTGGTCGCAATGTGGGATCCAACCGCTTCCGCACTGGCTATACCATTTGCGACGATCGTGTACTCAGCCTGCAAGCTTGCGGCTCCGAAAGTTTCCTCGGATGCGATACCGGTGGGTAGCAGGCTCGGATCCCGCTCAACCAACTGGTCTGGAACAACCTCTGCTGTTGGAATACCGGTCGGAACAACATTGACGTTGCCGGTCACTATGGCCGGATCCGGCACAACCTCTGCCGAGGTAATGCCCGTTATCACCATCCCGTAGTTTATGGACGGTGTTCCGATCGCCTCTGACGTTGCGATACCGGTTGCAACAATTTCCATGTTGATCGACAAACTGCCGATCGCCTCTGCGGTTGCAATGCCGGTGGCAACGATATCCACATTACCTGGGGCCAGGGTATGAGAGCCTACGGCCTCGGCACTGGCGATACCGCCCGCGCCCAGGATCGCAAGGATCTGTGAGATCTCCGGATCACCTATAGCCTCGGCCGTTGCGATTCCGGTCGGAACGATATCTACATTGCCGGTTGTTAATGTCGCAGAGCCATGCGCTTCAACGCTGGCAATGTTACCAACACTGAGAAGCGAGAGATCGAGTTGCGCCAACCCAAACGCTTCGGCAGTCGCTATCCCAGTTACGATGATATCGTAAGCCGTTGTTACGACATGGCTCCCGACACTTTCTGCGGTCGCGATACCCGTTGGGATAATATCGACATTGCCCGCAAGAACCGTTAAATCTCCAACAACCTCGGCAGTGGCCACGCCGGTCATTAGAAGCGTCAGATCTAACTGTGCAGATCCAAACGCTTCCGCGCCCGCGACCCCTGTCATTAGAAGCGTCAGATCCAGTTGCGCCAACCCAAACGCCTCGGCCGTTGCGATTCCGGTGGCGATAATCTGTAAATCAAGCTGTGCGGAGCCAAACGCCTCGGCCGTTGCTATGCCCGTAGCTACAATTTCCAGATCAAGCCGTGGTGAGCCAATGGCTTCGGCGCTGACTATCCCCGTCAGGCCGGTTATGTCCTGATCTGCGCCACCGGCAAGGATTACTTCAAGACCAGATCCTATAGCCTCTGCGGTCGCTATGCCGGTCGGAACAATATTGACGTTGCCGGCCAGAACGGTAATCGCGCCAATGGCCTCTGCGGTTGCGATACCCGTAGCTACGATCTGCAAATCAAGCTGTGCGGAGCCAATGGCTTCGGCGCTGACAATGCCTGTCGCAACAATCTGTAGATCGAGTTGCGCGGATCCGATCGCTTCCGCAGTAGCGATACCGGACGCGATTATTTCCAAATTGAGTTGAGCGGCCCCGATCGCTTCCGCAGTAGCGATACCGGTTGCAACGATTTGCAGATCAAGTTGCGCGGATCCTATGGCCTCGGTAGTGGCAATACCGCCAACAGTCCCGCTTACCGTCTGGTCATACTTTATGGTCGCAGAACCTACCGCTTCGGCGCTTGATATTCCAGTAAGGGGGCCGACTGTTTGATCCTGGCTGGCTGGCTCCGGAACATGCAATATCTGAAAAAGCATGTCAGAGCAATTAAAATCCTGACCCTTGTTGTCCTTTTCAAACCCTATAAAACCATTATTAGAAGCCCCCGGAATGCGATCTTCTCTTACGTCAAAATAATTTACATAGCTAGTTGTAGGGTCAAAATCTGCTGTTCTATCTGTATCAGTGGGGCTATAGTTTGAACTTACCATTAAACCATAATGAACCGCACCGGAGCCGCCTGTGCGCTTCATACGCCAGATGCCCTTCATGGCGACTATGTTTGAATCACCGTCTACATTTGAATCGCCGCTTGGCCCGCCCGCGTTTTCTGCGCCACCTAAATCGTTGGTCTGTGCGACACCCGCCCTTGCCGTGGTGTCACTATATATTGCTACATTGGATTCGCTGAACGGAAGGTCTTGTGCGTCAACCCATTGACCGGAATTTAACGCCCCGTTTGAGCCTTTCGTGTAATCTGGTGTTGCACTTGCAAGGCTTGACCGATAAGCAAAAACCTCACAACCGCCAAGCCGGTCACTGGCTGAGGTTGCGCCTGACATAAAATAAATGTCATCAATCCAGTTAGTGGCGTCACTAAAGGCTAGTCGTACTAAATCAGGTGAAGACCCATTATCAAAATCCTCACCCGTAACCGATAATGCTGAAGTCCCATCAATAAAAACTTCTGCTGTGGTAGTAGTAAAATAAACTTCTACATACCCGCCATCACTAAAATCAGCAGTAGCCGCATCAACCTCACTGGAATTTGCATCCCAAAGTCTGATTTGACCCAATGCGGTGCTTATTTGAATGGCAATTATTGGTGAGCCGCCACCTCTTATTGCTATAGTGATAGACCCAGCGGTTTGCTTAGACCAGAAACCAAAAACATATCCCCCACCTGCATCCGCCACAGACTCAAACGGGTCAAAATCAATTGTGGAGGAACCGACAGCATGGTAGGAATAGGTTCCAGAGTTTACCTCGGATGAGGAGATATCTGAGTTTGCATCAGAAGCTACGGTTTCTTCCAGACCGCCAGTTTCAGCACCCCAAAAATTATTAAGGGTTAAGGCCATTACCGCGCCCTTGTCAGCGTGAAGTTAAGCCGGTCGGTAAAGGTCACATTGCTGATAATAATTGAACGCGAAACCAGATAGCCGTTCGGGGGTGTGCCATCCCAAAAAAAATCAGGACGAGCAGGATCAGTCAGGGCATCAGGATCAACGACAACACCCTCCTCTTTAAATACATCATCATCCAGCCGTATGCGCACATCAATTTCATCCTGGGCGCGTTGCATGAACTTGTTCAGCCGGTTTTGGTTCCAGCTACCACCAGGAATGTCGGCATACATAACCTCAATGGTTCCATATTGACCAACACCCACAAACTTTATGCCAGTTTCATTGGTTGGCCGCTGGCCCACGACCCACTGGCCAGCGTCACCGTCATAAAATTCTATCCTGCCAATAGGCACTGGCTGGCCTTACAGCTTGAAGATCTTGTTCGCGCCGGAGTCCCACTGAACCGTGATGTTGCCGCCGTTGGGTGTCACCGGCAGGCCGGTTGCTGTATCGATGTAAACCAGAAGCGGATCCGTTGCCGCAGAACCGGTGTCCTTGTAGATCACAACCGCCTCGCACGTATCACCGGTCACGGTTGAAAACACCGTATCGGTCGCATCAGCGACACCAAGCGCCGAGGACATACCGGCCATGGCCTGGGTAGCCACCCGTTCGCCAGCCGGAATATCAGCCAGGAAATCATCGACATCGATGTCCACCGAATATGTCGCGGTATCCACCAGTACGGCAGTGATGGTGTCATTGACCCAATCGATATCACCGTTTAAGAAAGCATCGCGGCCAAGGCCGTATAGTGCATTTGTCATTTCAAATTACCTCAGAAAGTAAGTAAGAGCGAAACCAATGCCGCCACCAGCCAGTAGACCGACAAGCAAGACCAGTTTCAGGGTTTTCCAGGGCTTATTGGCAACCCTGACAACTGCCTTCTGACGAAGGCGATTTTTCCAGTGTATAGCGTTCATAAATATCTCCGATCAGGTTTCCGACATGACGAGTACACAGGAATCGATTGCAACATTGCCGCCCGCGTCGATTGATACATCGTCTATTTCCATTGCGCCGCCACCGGCCAGACCGGTTACGTCACCCTGGAACACGAAGTTACCGTCAGAGTCATAGGCGCGGAACCAACCGGCTGTTCCGGTATCGTCAGCGTAGGTGTCATCGGATATTGCGTTCGCGGTCGCGGTGGCATCACCGCCCGTATCCTGGGCCGAGTTGAAGGCCGGATCATTGGCCGTACATGTCGCCAGCAATGTGCCGGATCCCGTATCGTCTGGGTTGGCCGGTTGGGTTCCTGAGAAAATCTTGAAATAGCCAGCGGCCGCACCAGCATCCATACGATCGACAAGCGCATCGAGCATTAGCCTGCATGATGCGTTGGGGAATTTTACTACTGCCATTGTTTGCTCCTGGCTATCTGTTAAATAATGCTTTTATGCCCTGGCCGTTGCCGGTCATGGCCTGCGCAACAGCGCTCCTGGCCCCGCGTTTTTCAAGGGTTCGACCACCTGAGTAAATGGCCACCACGCTGCCCCAGGCCACCGTGAAGGCATCGGGAATAGTGATTGGTTGCAGTGCCGCAATGACCAGTTGTTGGGACTCTGGACTGGAAATAAAGGCCGCTAATACAGCCAGTTTGGGCAGTATTACCGAGTTCAGGAAGTACATCAGCAAGCCGGTGTAAATGACGGTCGGCCGCGCCCGCTTGGTGTAATTGTCGTCCTGGGCCATTTCAGCCTCAATCACCCTGGCCGCGGTGTCCAGTTCCTTCTGAATTGTCCTTTCGATCTCGGAATCACGCTTTTGTAACAGTGTTTCCATGTCGAGTTTAAATGCGGCCTTTTCATCGTCCGTCATTTTGTAGGTGTCTACAATCTCGGATATGCCCTTGCCTATCTTGACCAGACCGCCACCGAGTAAGTTAGTTAGCCATTGTGCTGCCATAATCCTCGTCCTCTATCGTGATGTAACACCCACGGCTTTCTATGGCATCCACAATCGGGCCGTAGATGCGCTTGTACGCGGCGACCGAGGAATTGATCCTGTCCGTGCCGTGGGCCAGTCCGACACCAATGCAGCCAAGTGTTTCGTCAGCCGTATTGAGCGGGTGTATATATATGTACTCAAACTGCGGCACGTGGCGTAGCCAGATCATGCCGCGGTGGAGATCGGGGAAACGTGCCGCGAAGCGTTCGTTCATTCCACCGTTATTACGGATATTCAAGAGGTATCGCCCTGGCGGTATCCTCGTCTCCCCGAATACTTTGTGTTCTCTTTTCGTGTCTTCCAGCGTGTAGACTGTCTGGCCGAAGACATCGAGCGTGCCAATGGTTGAATTGGCTGTCAGGATCTTCCGTTTCAGGAAGATTTCACCACTCTTCATTTTCCCACCCCCTGGTTTTTTCCAGCATGACACCCACATCGACCGAACTGCACTCATCATACGGGTGCAGTCCGTGTTCTGCCCAGTATTCAACTGGCGGGCAGGCACACTCTGCGACATGGTTCATGCCGTGGACTGTGCAGATAAAGTCGTCGCACATATCGCACCGGATCCACGGAGTAATAACACTCATTCAACTATTCCTATCGAGGTCTTAGAGCATCGCAGTTCGGATATTCTCCAAGCACGCAATCCCTGTACTCCTTGGCAGCGGCCTTGCGCCTCTCCAATTCATAACGGCGTTCAGCACTTGAAGATGTTACCCCGTCCTTGGCCTCGTACCGTCTGTGCAGGTACAAGGCTTCGTCGGCATTATTGTATAAATCAACGGCATCCGCGAGTTCGATCGACTTGACCATAGCCCCGAAATCCTTGATGTGATTAACCATCATGGTGTTCTGTTCGGCCTGGGCGCTGGCTATCTCCGCGACCTGCGTTTCGATATGGGTTTCATGCCTTTCAACAGCCTTGTACATTTCCTGCTTTCCAGCAGCGTAAGCAGCGTCAGTCATGAACTCCATATCCAGCATGGTCTTACCGAACTGGATAGCGACAAATACCATGGCCAGCAGTGCGGCTAATGTCGCGCCACTGGCCCTGAATATTGTCTTGCGCGGATCCTTGATCGTTATCGTTGTTGGCGAATTATTCATCCGTGACTACCCCTTACAGGCGTAGCCTGATCAGATCTTGTTGACGGAGATATAAAAGCCCAGGATGGCGGCATCGATTTCGCTGTCGAGCGTCAATGCAACCACCGCAGCAGCGGGGAAGAACTTGGTCACTGGTGCGGCTGGCGCAGATAATGGTGTTGCGACATTCAGATCCAGGGCATCAACAAAGCCGTTTGGATCCTCGGCCCAACCGAGATCGGCCGTTGCAACGCCGCCCTCTGCGGTTTCAACATCAGGAACGATGGTGACAATAGATCCGGCAGGAACATCGAACAACTGTAGAACAGAAGCCGCGGCATAAGTCAGTGCCGAGGCATCGACCTGCACGTAGTTGGTGGAAGGATTGGCAGCTTGCCGACCAAGAGCGCGGGGCTGCATATTGGCAGAATTACCGCCAACTCTTAAATTGAATGTTGCCATTTTTAAATCTCCATCTGTGGAAAAGAATTAAGACGGGTCACCGACTGTCGGTTGCATACTTGCCATATACGAACTTAAGCGGCCGGAGCGGAATGAGGACTAGGCATCGCCCCGCCACACCCTGTAGTTGAACAATCGGTGACCCATAAAAAAAGCCGCCCTGGAAGGCAGCTTTAAGCTATTTATCGGGTAAACCCCGACAATCTTCTCTCTTATACAGGTTTTATCCCGCCTTGCAAACCGTTACGAAACCGTTGCGCAACGGTAGAGATCGAAGTCCTTTTTGAAGACGGAGGAAATAAGCCGGTGTTCTATATCCTTAATTTCATGATTAAGCCTTATAGCGCCTATATTCTGCGCTTCTACGTCTTGATAGCCCAAATAAGCAAAAAACTGCTTAATTCCGGCTTCAAGCGGCCAATAATGCGTAGCAACATCGTGATAAAAGTTAAGTCGGCCGGATCCAAAGCCAGTAAGCGGCGCAAACGGAGCGATTATGAACTCTTCGAAGCGCATGAATCTGCTCCCGTCCTTGACGAAGGCCCAATGCGCTTTCATCTGCAACCCGTATTTGTACCAGGAAAACAGGTGTTTGACCGGTTCCCGAGTGAATGTCCAGATCGGCAAGCCTGTTTCACGTGGAACGTCCTTCACCAGCACATGTCGGCAACCGGTACGCTTGCAACCCTTCACGTTTTCCTCAAAGGCGACTGCCGTTGCGCGTGAAGCCGTGCGCGGGGTTTCAAGGAAGATCAGCTTGTCCGGCACTATGACCATCAGAATTTCATAAATTGAGACATGTCGGCGTGCCTGATGATCTTATCAAAGGGCGCGCCTTCATTGTCTTGAAGGATTCCGGACGCATCGAGATCTGTTCGGATCTCGCATGACCAACTTTCCGAAATACCGTCTATGCGCGTGGCTTCGCCACCGGTGTTGCCACTGGCCACCACGCCAAGGCCACCCTCATCGCAGATCACTATATCGCCAGCGTGCAGGGGTTGGTTGTTCCAGTATTCAAATTCAATTCTAAAGTCCATAATGTAGTCCTAAAGTGTTAATTGCCACGCATAGTCGTCTACGAAGTAAAGTGAAGCCGCGAACAGGGCTTTACCGTCCTTTTCTACCAGATCCTTGTTATGTTCGTTGATGTGTGGCATTTCATCGACGAGGATCCCGAGCCGGTTGAACATATTGAATAAACCGCGCTCAAGCCAGAAAACCTTATCGGCTATGTCGCGGTACGGGTTCAGGATAAAGGGATCGAAGCCAGGGCGCTCTGTGAGCTTGCCAATAGGCAGGCCTTTTTCTATAAAGTCCACAAACGGTTTTTTCCTGTTGGCAGTCGCCAGATACCATGAAACAAGATGATCAAGCGGATCTCTGGTTACGGTGACAAGCGGCAGGCCGGTGGCTCTTTTTATTGCCATGGCCAGATTGCAGCCAACGTGACATTTCTCTGAAACAGTCGCGCCTGGGATCTTTGACAGCACCGCACGGCAGGACTTGGATCCGGTGCGCGGGGTTTCCAGAAAGATGAACTTATAGGGAATGATTATCATCTTGGATGATTGATTGTCATGTTGTGAAGGGCCGTGCTGGATTGCTTAACCAGCCTGGGGCGCTGCCCCGAGCCAGACTGCCAAGAAGGGGGAGAGACATCTGGCTCCGTGTGTCTATTAAGACGGGCCATCCGGTCACCACACCGACGACCCTCCACAAGACCATTGTACTACCTCTTCACCAGAGAAAGCAAATGCTTGAAGCACCTGGAATTATCCCAACCGTAGGGTGCTGCATAGAGCAGGTGTTCTTTTGTGTTGCCGGTCTTGAACCTGCGCACGCTGTATCTTTCGCCTTGCAGGATAACAGCATCACCACACCGAAGGATCCGGTCTGTCTTGAAGCCCTGATGCTTGCCGCCGATGATGATCATAGATAATCCCTTAATGGGTTTTTATCCTCCATCTTCTGTTCCTCGTAGTAGTTCATTAACAAACATGACCGACACTTTGCGGCGGTTGATTTCATCGAAACGTGCCTTGACCTTGCAGCGCTCGTCAGAGGCTTTTATGCACAGTAACTCCCAGAAAGCGGCGTGCATGGCCCGTTCTCCACGCTCATAGCGCGACACCATGGTTGAAGAAGTCAGGTGCAAGCGCCGTGCAACGTCAAGCTGTGACCAGCCCATGCGCTTGCGCAGTTTCTTGATATCGTCAGGGGCGGGCTTCAACAGTGTTCTCGTTCAGCTTGTGATCACCACACCAGTCATTGACAAACACCACTGGATAGCCGTTCATTGTTGGGCAGCGCCTGCGGCAGCGGCCCAGGTTGACTACCTCGATATCCGGAACAGCGTGGATCTCGCCCTCTTCAAGGGTTGAATAATCCTTATCCGTCATGGTCGCAACCTGATTGATGGTCTGCTTTTTCGGGCAGAACCACATACAGGTTTTGCACTTCATGCTCTCAGATCTGTGTTTCCAGGGGTCAGTCATTTTTAATTCCGAGTTTGTGATTAACGAATTTATCGAGGGTTCCGCGCAGGTAGCCGATCTCGCCTTCAAGGTGTTCGGAGTTGTGCGGATCCCGCAAGGGTTTGGAAGGCCGGCAACCCGCAATCCAGAGTTCGTTTATCAATCGTTGCGCCATGTCCTCGTCCATGGTCATAAGTGGGGTCACAATATTGCCGGACTCATTTGGTTCCAAAATCAGGGGTTGGGCGACACTTACAACATTGTGTTCGTCCTTCTCAGCGTAGTAAAGCCTGAGTCCATTGAACATCATGGAGCGCTCAACTGAAAATTGTGCAGTCCTCGTAATCATTCATAAACTCCCATTTCTATGAAATTCCCACCGCTGTCAAAGTCGAAGATCGTGTAGAAGCAGTGATAACCCTTAACGCCTTCATCACCTTCGCTGCACGTGATGCAGTGGCCACCGGTTGAATCCACGCCTTGCTCGGCATACTCGATGCCGAAATCATCAAGCAGGGTCTTGAGTTTTTGTAAATCATCCATGTGCTGACCTTAATTTCGCGGGTGTGACACGGCGCTCAAACATGGTGATGCCATCAAGATGATCTATCTCATGCTGGACAACCCGCGCCAGATCGTTGCGCCACCTGTACTCAACCGGATTCCACAACACGTCATAACCTCTTACCGTGATCTTCTTATGCCTGAAAACCTTCACATGTGAAAGCGGGAAGGACAGACAACCCTCTTCCTGGCACGACATACCGCCCCAGGCCCGCACCACCACCGGATTAATAAGCGCTTGTGTAAAGCCGTTGAAGTTAATCACTATCACACGCTTCATCACATCGACCTGATTCGCGGCCAGCCCCCAACCCGACTGATCCTCACAGATCTTCAACATAGAGGCCACCAGTCCAAGCACAGACTCACCTGCCGGAACCTCAGCACAGTAATTTTTCAGATTGTGGCTACTTACCTTCATTTCATCGGCCGCTACATCGTTCTCGCTTAAATACTCCTTCAACATGTATTTCATCTACCAACCTTTCTCTACCCTTCGCGCACGTTGCAGTACATTGACCTTGATCTTAAGTAATTCCCACAACCCAGGCTTCATCCGGCTCTTGCCGTTCTCCCAGTTCATCACCGCGACCCCAGATACACCCACCAACTTGGCTATATCCACCTTCGTCCAGCCCATACGCTTGCGCAGTAACAGCAATTCGTTCGGATCCGGCCCTTTCTCATACGGGCAAATTAAGGAATCAGGTATCGACATAATGTGACCATAGTACCACCCGATAGACCAAAGTGCTATAGTGGGGAGGAGGACTGAAACCATGAAGCAATTATCTATCGAGGATCGGAACCTCGCTAAAAAAATAGCGAACCTGCTTGAGCGCCAGCACCAGGGGCATCAATCCCAAGTCAAATTGGCCGACGACTTTGTTTACAAGGGTTACTGTGGAGAGATCTTTTTTGCCAGGGAGTTCGGTTTGCCATTCAAGTTTGTTGACCGCCCTGGTGGTGATAACGGCATTGATTTCGACACCGACATTACCATAGACGTTAAAACCGTGACCCTGGCCAACTTCAAGAACATGCGGGAAGCACGATCAAAACGCCATTTAATGGTCAAGGAAGGACAGGCGGTTGCCGATGTCTATGTCCTGTGCGGATACCTGCCAGATGCCCGTTGCCACCTGATAGGCTGGGAACGTAAGGAAATCATCAATGCCGTACCGCCACGGATCTACCCCGCCAAAGGCGGTATCAGCAACCATGTCATTGAAGCAACCTACCTGGAACCCATGGAAACCCTGTTGCCCATACTCCGGCCAAGCCCAGGCCTCTTGGAGCAGGAGCGGATACGCAATCAGACCATTTCCCAGTGGCTTGAAGATTTTGACTCCCACGCGTAAAAAAATAATATTTCAGAACAAGCACTTAGTTAGGAGTCGCCACTACTGATATACAGGAGAAATTATGTCCAAGTCAAAGAAGCAGTTAAAAGCACGGATCGACTACCTTGAGCGCTCCTTAATCATCGAGGAACACCAGTGGCATGAACGCTACAGGCGACAGTACCAGGAGTTTGAGGATAGAACCCGATTGCTACGTGAGCAATTAAATAAGTTGATTGACTTAAAAATTAAGGAATTGGTCACTACACCACCTGTCTACATGGTCATGGACTTGGCAAACAAGGAAGATAAAAAAATATAAAAATTAAGCACTTTTCCTTAGACCAATAATGCGTGGATTGGGGATATATAGGGGTATAGGGGCAACGCGCCCGCAGTCCCGCCCCCACCCCCACGCACCAACAAGCCACAAACACACCGGCCAGAGCCAAAAAGCACCGAACCGCGCCATAAACAAGGAACAAGCGCCAAGCAAGCACAGATCCGCCAAGCAAGCAAAACAAGCCAATTACGCCTTATTCACCCAATTAAGCATGATATCCCCTATTTGGACGCTCTCAGATGCCCATCAGGGCCATAACCCGGGGCAACCTTGACCATGGCATTGCTTAAATCATGGGTATTTCGTGGTCTACGTGGATTAAGACCGGTTCTTAATTAAGCGATCAGGCAAAGAAAAGGCGCAATTAAGCGCCTAATCTTCGACCAGGGCGACCTGGGCTACATCATGTACAAGCAACACTCTTCTGCACCGTAGACAGCATATTCTCCACAGTTGTCACACTCGCCTCTACGCATATCAGGCTCGCATGAATCGTGTTCCATGCCACATTTAAGACAGAAACCGGTGTTATCAAGACCAATTTGGCATTGCTCGGCACACTCCATAACATAGTCAAAATCAAGACTCGGATGAACTGTAAAACTACTCATTTTCTTGCTCCTTGCGCGTGTGCGCGTAGTCGTTTACATGAATTGGGATTTCTTAATTTCCCTTTTAAGCACTCCAAGATTAAACCATTGGTCTACCCAAATCAAGCAAAATACTGACTTCTATCCTATACTATCAGTACATATAGTACGTGCATTACTCACAGTATGGGTATATTATGTAGTCATGCCTTAATTAAGGAATTAAGGAAATTAAGCCAAGAGGACAAAGATCATGGATATCAAGATCAAGATCAATACTGATAACGCGGCATTTGATAACAATGAAGCCCGCTACTTGGGCTATTTGCTTATCAGGTTAGCCGGTACATTTGAATATGAAGGAATTGCGGAGTCTGATGGTTATCACATCATGGACTTCAATGGCAATACTTGTGGAACAGTAGAGGTAACAGGGTCATGAGAGCTTCCGAACAATGGGAAAGAGCTTACGAGCAACAGATAGCTACACGTCAACGTCCATCAATATTGGGTGGGCGTGACTACTACCTTGGCGCAATCCTTGACTACCGTCCATTTGGAGCGCCTGCCAATGCTTTGGGCTTGCGACGTGTACGTGTGGATGAGATTGACCCTTGTGGGCGTAATCAGTGTCCTGTGTTTTCCGGTCGCTTGCTTGAAGAGTTTGATAACGGCATGTCATTGGGTGCGTCTGTTTGGGGTTACGATGATCAAATCGTGGCAGTTATTCATGCCGGTGATATACCTGCGCCGTTTTACATTGAGGTACTTGATGAGCATGACGAGGCTTGGGAAGCGCTTGATGAAGGCCCGTTTCATACTGCTGCTGATGCTTTTCAATATGCACGTGCAGAAGTCGGTGTTGAATGGCGTGTAGTTAAGAAGCTTGCGGATTCCGTTTATGTAGGCATTGATGAATATAGCCGCGAAGTCACTGATGGAGAATGGTGATGCCTGAAATCAACATGACCGAACTTATTCCTGATATGAACATATCGCAGATGTGGGGGCTTTGGTGCAAGTTTAACCAAGACCCTGATCAATCCCCTACCTTCACTCACTTTATGGCGCGTGCTACGTCAGCAGACAGTTATCTGATGATTCTGTGGTGTGGCATGTGGCTCGGAATTGAACTCGACGGATACACACACTCATGATCATCCGAGCAACCGCTATCGACCGAGCGCTTATCCACACGTGCGAAGCGTACATATGGAGAGCGTTGCTTGCAGGAGAGCGAGTGGCTTGAGGCGCGTGGACTCGATGATGATTATCTACCCGAGCCTGACGGTGAACTGCGTTATTTCGTGGTCATTGAATCAGAGCGCGGTTCTCACAAATCTACAGGATGCAGACATTATGAATGAAGTAATCACACTGGGTAAGGAGTTTTACCTTGAATCACAATCATGGCATTACGACCTGACGGTTGGCTTGGCAGACGAGCCGACTGTCAAGCTACGCGTTACCATCGAGCGTAACGCCTACGATTTCCAATCTTCCATGATTGGTTATGCACTTGATCAGAACTCACTGTCTTGGAACCGGCTTGTTGTTAAGCCAATCAAGGGTGCGCACTGTGAGAGTGTTTCCTACGTCGATGAATGGGCGGATCAGTCTCTTTTTGACATTGATGCACGTGCCATCATCGAGCAACTTATCTTAATCGTTACCTGAGAGGATTATTATGCAAAAGCTACTTTTAAAAGCTCATATTGAGCAACTGACCAAGAACTGCCACAACAATAACCTTACCGGTGAGGGTGGTGATGATATGCCGGTGGTCAAGCTGTTCCATGCTTACGGGCGCGGTACTTGGTTGATTACCGAATATGATCCCGACAACAACTCGCTCTACGGATTGTGCGACCTGGGTATGGGTTTTCCCGAGATTGGCAGTGTCTCGCTTGCTGAACTGGAATCAATGCGTCACCCCATGGGCTGGCAGAGCATTGAGCGCGATATCCACTGGGACGCTGACAAAACGCTTGCTGAATACGCAGCGGCAGCGCGCAAGGTCGGATATATCGCCTGAAACAACTAAGCGCTGTCAGAGAGCGCTTACTTGTTTCTATCAACGAGAGGAAAAGAGTATGAACACATTTAACCTGCGCTTCTGTCGCGAGGAATTAACCCATGTCGATTACACGATGGCAATCAAGCCCAGTGATATCAAGCTTGTCGGCAGCATGAGCAACGAGGAATTGTACGATTGGGCGCACTCCGTTTCTTATGATGAAAAGTATGCCGGTGATCGCCCTGAATTTTATGATTGGATAAGCGGCAAGGAATATGTCGAGGGTGAAGGTGAGCGCGGCATGTTTGATTTCAGGCTTGAGACTTATAGCCCGAGTGGTTCACGTTTGGCAGAAGATGAGATTGGCAAGCCTGTGCCTCCTATCGATTACATTCACATTGATC